AACATTTGGATGGTCAGGTTGTGGGTCATCGCCAAGCCCTTGCATTGGCGCTTCTGGTCGTCCAGGCTGGTGCCGTCTGCCTGCTCAACCGTGCTTACCCTCATGTAGGCGTATGTGGTCATTTCGTGCTCCTGTGATTGACTTGTGAGTCAAATTATCGGATGAAGTGACAAGCCCGTCAATATGATTGAGAAAATTTTTTCAAAAATTTTTTTTGGCGTCTCTCAGACACCGCAGCAGCAGCCCCCACCCCTGCCACCCCCGGGGGGGGGGTCGCGCCGTCCCCGGCTGGCGCGGCAGGCACCCCGGACATCCTCGACGTTAGTAAGCGCTTACTCCGAATCAGGGTTTACCCTATCTTCGTCAGGGTCGTAAACGGGCTTGTCAACTGAGCGCAGCCGCAGGGCGTCCAGGGCCAGGGAGCCGAGGTCGATGTTCACTGCGGGCTGCGCCTTGTCGCTGTACTCGTCAGGGTTCAGCTTCCCGGCGATCCACTTTCGGGTGTCGACCCGCAGCCGTGCCACCTGGACGTCGGCAGGGCTTGCCTCGTCGGCGATCGTCAGGGCGTCCTCGGCGATAGAATGAGCTCCTCGCGCACGCGCGCGTGCGTAAGCGGCGGCGCGCTCCTCACCCCCTCTATCGACCCAACGGGCAAACGTGGACACATGGACGCCCAGCTGCTGACACAGCGCCTTGGTCAGCGTCCCAGCCTCCAGCGCGTCCCACACAGCCTGCTCGCCACCAAAGGCGTGGATCACCTTGCTGCACCTCTTAACCTCCGCCTTCTGCGCCTGGTGAGCCGCTATGTTCTGCGCATTACGCTCCGCCAGCTCTGAGGTCGTGGTTACGGGATGCTCGGCTGCGGTCACGGTCTTAGGCGGCTCGTTCACTTGCTGAATCCTCCATCAAGTAGTCGGTCACGATCTTGAACGCGTCCTGACTCGAGCGCGCTACCAAGCACAGGTAGCCCTCCTTGTTCAGACGCCTGGCGATGTCCTTTTGGGCGGCGCTCTCGACACCCTCGCGGGTCTTCATCTCCAGGAATAGCCCATGGAACCCATGAGACGGCTTCAGAACGCACAAATCAGGCATACCCGATAGCACCCCCTCTGCGTGCAGGCTGACGCGCTCTGAGGCCGTTCTACCGCCTCCATTCGGTATCGCTGCCACCACCACCCCCGGGTGGAAGGCCCGGATCATTCCCACCAGTTTGCTTTGCTCTGTGTGCTCGACTCTACGGCGCTGCTTTCCGACCACCATTGGTCACCCTCCTGCTCGTTGTCCTGGTTGTCAATTTTCGCTTGAAAGTAGTCGCAGCGCCACAGCACCCCAGCCTCCATGGCCGCGTGCCCATACCAACCGCACCAGCGCTGCTTGAACGGCACAAACACCAGGTCGATGTCCTGCTCCTCGTCGCGCCTTGGGATGGCAACCTTGAACATCCAACGGTGCTGCGGCAGGTTGTCCTCGACCATGAGCTGCCACCGCACGCCGCTGAATTTCCACGTCTGCGGCTTGATGAACTCGTGCCTGCAGTCCTCGCACCGCGTCCTATCCTCTACCCATTGGGTGTGCATACTTTCCAATTCATTTGCCATTTTTTCGCCATTGCTCATTTTTTGTGCAGTTCCAACGGGTATTTTTCAATGGGTATGCCTAAAGGAAAATTGCCATACCCGTTGGAGACCAAAGGGTCAGGTAGGTAAGCGCTCTAAGCGCGCTTACCGTACCCTCCCCATAGGACTTTGGTTTCAACAGGTACCCGTTGTACCCATTGGGTATACCTGTTGTACCCGTTGACGCTCAAGTCAACCATTAACTACATCAATCCGACCCCACCCGGCGTCAGCGACCACCTGCATCCTATCCAGGATCGCGCTCTTAATCGCGCGCCTGGTCTCGTGCTTGCCGTCGCCTCCCGGCACGTTGGAGATGATGTCCGCCCAGTTGACCCGGTGCAGACCGCTGAGTTCTTGGGGCGGCTTATTGCTGCCGCCTGACCCCATCTTGATGGCCAGTGGGCCGTGCGTGTTGATCAGGTCGGTCACGTAATTGACCGCCAGGTCGCGCTTCTCTGACATGGCCGAATCCTGCTCCATCGCCCGCCGCTCGGCTGCTGCCTGCTTGCGCTCGTCCTCGCTGCTTGGCTTGGGCACCACGACGCGCAGGGTGAGCTCCTGCAGGTCGCCGTAGCTGGTGGTGGCTGGCTCGGTGAACGTGTCGCTGCTGAACGCCAGCTCGTCGAATGTCGGCTCGTACCGCCGCTTGGCCAGCCTCATGTAGCGGTTGTTGTCGTCGTCCATGAATATGACCGCCGTCAGCGTCACGTCGCCGGTCAGGGCTGACGCGCCACGACCCATAGCCTCGGCGTCTGTGCGGCTGATCTGCTTGTTGGTGTGGTGGATGATGGATATGGGCACGCCCAGCTGCACGTATAGCGTCTGCTTGAGGCCTGAGATGTAGGCGCCGACCTCTGAGTTGTCGTTCTCGTTCTCAAGGTCTAGGGTCGCGTTGGCGGTGTCCAGGATGAGCCATGGGCGGTTGCCGTCGATGGTGTGGTTTATGACGTTCTCCGCCAGCTTGAGCAGGTCAGGCAGCTGGCTGCGCTTGGCCTCGATGACCACGACCGACCGCTTGACTTGGTATATGTCAAGGCCGTGGCGCTTGACATGGGCGTACAGGCTGCGCACGACCTGCTCGGTGTCCTCAGTCACGTAGATGACCTTGCGCTTGACTGGCGCCTTCAGGCTGCAATCGGGCAGGCTGTGGCCGCTGGCGATCAGGGCCAGGCTGGTCATGACGGTGGTCGTACCGACGCCGGGTTGCCCTGCTATCAATGACAGGCTGTGCGCTAGGTAGCCGTCGAGCAGGTAGTCAACGCCCCTGGGCTTGGATAGGTCGTAGGTCAGCTCAGGCCAGTGCGTGGACGCCGCGGCCTCTGGGGCATCTGCCTCTGACGCCGCGAGCTGCGCCTGCTGCTCTGCGGCCTTCATGGCCAGCCCAAAGTCCTCAATGGCCGAGCGCCGCTCTGACGACCTGGTCGGTGGCTTCCAGCCGCCCTGCTTAGCGAGGTTGTACAGGCTACCCAGCCCCACGCCCTTGCCTGCATGGAACGACCGCCAATGGGTCTCGATGTCCTTGTCGCCCTGGTACTTTGACCCGCCGCTTGACCATCCCTGCCACACGTCACGCCCTGCATCTCCAAAGGCGTCGTGCAGCGCCTGACCGACCATGATCCAGTCGTTGTAGTCAACATCAGGCGTCACGTACTCCAGCGCGTCAGCCGCCCTCTGCAGGTCGTCACGCCCGTAGTTCGTGACGTTAGGCGTGGGCGGTGTGACCAATTGTGCCTTGTTGTCAATCTGCTCCTGAACGTCCTCAATGCCGAGCTGGTGGAGCACCTCTGTCAGCCTGACAGTCGCATCACCGAGCGCCGCCTGGGACATCTCGTCGCCGGTCAGCATGACCGACTTGCCTGCGCTCGACTGCTGCCCAAACACCTCGATCTCCTGCTGGTTGCCCAGCCGGTAGCTGGCCAGCAGCTCCTGCTCGTCCTCTGCCAGCAGGATGACGTGCCTGCCCTTGCCGCTGTGGCTGCGCTCGGTCAGGTGGCCGTTCTCTTTGGCCCACTTGCCCAGCCGCTGTATGCGGACGTCGGTTGGGGCGTCCGAGCGCTTCATGTCCACGTCGAGCACCGTCAGCAGCCCGCCAAACGGGTCGCGCACCGGGTGGTGCATGACCACGCCCCAAAGGTGCCCGGCTGGGATGCTGGCGGTCTTGACCTCTGCTGCGGTGTACAGGTTCTCGGCTGGCGTCTCTGCGGCCACGCCCTGGCCGCGCTTGTTGTAAGGAATCTTGCGCCCGTCAGGTGTGGGGAAGAAGGTGCAGAAAAGCGCGTCGGGGCATAGCTGGGCAATGGCCAGCGCGACCCGCCTGGAGCGCTCGTCTGTCGTCGGTTGTTCGTCTAAAATAGTCATCGGTTACTCGCTCTTTGGGTAGCCATTTCGTCTCCTCGGTTCTTCAGAGAGCCTTCAGCCAGCGGCTACGACCGCTGGCTTTTTTTTGGCGTGAGTCGGGGATGTTACTCGCTCGACTTGGCACGCACAAGGCTCGGCGCTGACTCCTTGACGCCGACCAGGTCGTCCGAGAGTTCGATCCCGAGCTTTGCCACAGCAGATGGGCTGCGCACGTCAAACGCCTCGGGGTGATCCTTGAGCGCCTCGCGCACCATCGCCTCGTCGCGCCAGAACCGGGTCTTGCGACCGGCGCGCAGTTGCCAGCCCTCGATAGGCTTGCCTGCGGTCAGCTGCTGCTTGGCGGCGCTGACCACCGACTCGCCCCAAAGGATGGCCAACTGCGCCTCCTCCAGCACCTCGGCTGTGACGTCGGGCGCCTCGGTGGCGTCCTCGTCCATGTCCGCTCCCTCTGCTGCGGCGTTGGGTGCTGCGGTGTTGAACTCGGTGCGCGCGGCGTCCTGCACCCGCTCACGCAGCGCTGGGCAGATTGGTTTGGCGCGGCACCACTGGCACTGGGAACCGCCCGGGTTGATGGGCGCGTCATCCGACAGCGCCGCCTCGGCTGCGACCTTGAGTTCATGGCCATGCTTCAGCACCGTCACCCCGTCGGTGACCCACACGTTGTGCCCAGTACGCGGCTGGAATATGTGCATCGCCACCTCGATGTCGGCTGGCGCGCCAAACTGCCGCATGGCGCCCAGGGCGTAGGTCAGCATCTGCTTGTTGTTGTGGGCAGACACAGGTATACGCCCGGTCTTGAGGTCAACGACGTGCAGCGTGCGCTTCTCGGTCAGGACAGCGTCAGCCGTGCCACCAAGCGCCGGGTGCAGGCTCTTGAGGCCCTCGTCCAGGTTGACCTCGATCAGCTTGCGACTGGGCTTGACGCACAGGCCGTTGACGAACTCGACGTACTCGTTGGCCATGTTCCAGTGCTCGTCGGGGTAGTCGGCAGGGTTGAGCGCGTCGCCGCGCAGCATGGCCTCCGACAGCTCGTGGATCGCCGTGCCAATCTGCGCCGCCTCGCCCGGTGGCTCGTAGGGCATCCGCGACTCCAGCTTGACAGAGCCGGGGCATAGCATGAACCGCTCTGTACGTGACGCCGACAGGCGGGCGTGTGCTCGTTGTGCGTGTGCAATTTCTGACATTTTTTAATCTCCACAAAAACAGGCTATAGACTCGTCACCAAACAGCGACGTCTGTGACTTGGCAAACTCGTACATTGACTTGTACGCCGGGTGGTCTTTTCTGAACAGGTTGCCGGTGCCAGCGTGCTCCGGGTTTGCTTCTGTGACAATGCGCTCCATCTTGGCCCACCACTCGGCTTTCTCTGGGTACATACGAACAATGTTGGTTTTCTTGTCCATGCTTTTAAGAAAGCACAGGTCGCAGTTGCCAAGCAGCGCCTCATCCATAAATATCTCCAGGTCTAGCTTGAACGGCTGCTCAGACCAAAAGGCATTGATGTCTGCCTTGGTGATGCCAGCGGCAACAAGCGGCGTCTTGGCTATGTCCATCTTTGCAGATCGCCTTGGCTCATCTGCGCGTATCCCAACAAAGTCGCAGTTGTCGTTCTCGTCGTGCTTCCATCCGAGGCTGCGCAAGTACCTGTGAATCGTTCTAATCTTTAGCTGGCCGGTACACCAACGCTGCGCCGGGTTTGGTAGTTTTTTGTAGTGCCTGATGCACTTCTCAAACGGCTCGCCATTACGCGCCGCCGTCTCAAAGTCAACCACCTTGAACATAGGCTTTTCGTTTGTCCACTCCAGCCACTTAATTGGAACCTGCCAATTGGTCTCGCAGTCATGGATAAATTTAAGCGTGGCCTCGTCCTCTTTGCCGGTGTTGGCAAAGCACACGACCGCATCCTTGGGCAGACCGCCATTGCTTTGCAGCACGCGCCAAAGCATATAGGCGCTGGTACGCCCACCGCTGAAGCTGATGCAGGTTGGCTCAATAATTTTGAACGGGTCACTCATTTGGCTATCCCCCTGAAAAATGCGCGCACGCCGTAGGATTTGGCAAAGGCCACGACAGTGTTTATTGCGACCAAGTACGCGTTTGATGCAGCCGTGGCCTCTATTCCGAGCAGCGGCATAAACAGCAGGTTGGACAAGAATATCAAGGCCGCACCAGCCGTTACCTGAGTCGCGGCCTCAATGACGTATGCGTGCGTCACAAATTCACCTCAATCAGTTTGTCAAGATAGTGACGCGCCTTGCGCAAGTCCTCGATGCCGCCCTTGTCCTGCCATCGGCTGACGTACTTGATGATGTTGCCCTCCAGGTAGCCCAGCTTGTTGCTGGCAATGAAGTCCCACGGCTGTATCGCCTTGCCCTTGTAGTGCGCGCCGCCGACCTGCCGCGCGTTGGCGTCTGCCTCTGCCGCTGGCTCTGGGCGCTTGACCTCTGCCTGCACCGGCTGCAGCACCGCCATCTTGCGCTTGAGCTTGAGCATCTTGCGCTCGCCCGCCTTCTTGACGTAGTGCATGACCTGGTAAACGCGGTTGCGTGTCGTGCCGCACTCGGCGGCCACCTGCTTGGGCGTCCAGTCAGGGTGCTCCTGCACCGTCTCTCTGATCCTCTGTGCCATAGATGTCATTTGCTTCTCCTTTAAATAATCTGATCAATCACGTTCAACTTGCGCAAGACCTTGCCCAGCACGTTGTGGTCAAGTGATGCTCGGATTGTCAGCAGGTAGACCAGCGGCCTAAACGACTGCTTGGCTATGTTCTCCACGCGGCTGCTTGCCTGCTCAAGCGCGGACGTCTGCCACGTCGCCTCGACAAACACCACGACGTCAGCGGCGCTCAGGTCAACGCCCTCGCTCATGGCCGCGATGTTGCCGACAATGATGCGGTGCGTCGAGTCGGGGTCTTGGAATTTGTCGAGCGCCTGTTGCCGCTGCGCTGCCGGTGTATCGCCCGTGATGCTTACGGGGTGATAAGCCTGCAGCCCTTGGGACAGTTGCGCGACGACTTCCTTGTGATGCGCGAACACCACCACCTTGGACTCGGACTCCATGAGGTCGCCAATAAACTCGCAGGCTGGCTTGACCTTGCGCATCCCAGCCTCACGCATGATGACCGACAGCCCCTCAAACGCCATGAGCGCGTTGGGGTTCTCGACCAGGGCGTCGGCGTCAAACTCCTGCTCGCGCTTGTCCACCGGCAGGTCGAATGTGATGAGGCTGACCTGCGGCTCGTTGTAGTCTGTAAAGACGTCATCCTTCTTGCGACGCAGTACGTGCGGGCGCATCATGGCGCGCAGCTCGGGCAGGTTACTTGCGCCGCTGACGTCCATGCCCCACGGCGCCTTCCACATCTTGGCGTAGCGCGCAGCAAAGTCGTACCAGCCGCCACGGTAGATGCCCAGGCCGTTGAGTAATGGCCACAGCTCGATTGGCCTGTTTGGGATTGGCGTACCACTCAGCGCGTACACCCGGCCAATGTGCCGCATCGCCTTCATGGCCGCCTTGGTGCGCTTGGCCTTCTCGTTCTTGATGCGGTGGCTCTCGTCCAGCACCAGCGTCTGAAAGTCCTGGAACGCGTGCTCCGGCACCTCAGCGAGCAGGTCGTAGTTGATGACAACGACCGCCCTGGTCTGCGCCTTGAGGTGCAGCTCCTGCGCAGCCTTGCGCCCGGTGATAACAGCCACCGGCACGCTGCTGTCGAGCGCGTTGAACGCGCGCTCCCACACGGTCTTGGCGATGGCTGGGCAGACTATCAGTGCGGGCAGGTGCTGCAGCGCAGCGCTTGCTGTGGGTAGCGTCTTGCCAACGCGTGGCTGGTCTGCCAGGATGCAGCGCTGGTTCTGCAGCAGCCACTCGCGTGCGTACTCTTGGTGCGGCTTGAGCTGTACGGCGGGCTTCAAAACGGAGCCTCGCCGAGGTCGCTCATGTCCTGCGGCTGCTCGCCACGCTCAAGCAGTCGGCACTCCTTGCGCGGCACCTTGATTGGCGCGCTTGGGAACGGCCAGCCGGTGTCGATCACCAGGTGCAGGTAGACGTCGTCGCGTCCAACCTCAAGCCCTATCATGCCGTCCATCGTTAACCACGTCTTTGAGCGTTCCATACGTTTACCTCGTTGTTGTTGAGCCTCAACTGTATCACGCATTTAAAAACTTTAAAAGTTGTGTTACAGTCCTGACACCAGTTGAGTCACGGTGACACATACTGGCACATTGAAAACGTCAAAACAGGAGTAAACGACTATGACGACCAAAGTAGTGACAGGTGAAGTTCGCTTTTCTTATGCCAACGTGATGCGCCCCCGCGTCAACACAATGAATGGTAAAGAGGAGTACAGCACCCAGGTGCTGATCCCCAAGACCGACAAAGAAACCGTCGCCGCCATCAAGGCCGCTGGCAAGTCGGCGCTGCAGGCCAAGTGGGGCGACAAGATACCGGCCAAGGTGCGCAACCCACTGCGCGATGGTGACACCGAGACCAAGTCCGACGGCTCGTCGCTCGGGTCTGAGTATGCCGGGCATTTCTTTATGACCGTGAAGACGTCAGCCGACCGCAAGCCTGGGGTGGTGGACTCCAAGGGCCGTGACCTGATCGACTCGGACGCGATTGTGTCGGGCGACTATGGCCGCGTATCGCTCAACGCCTACGCCTACGACGCCGCGGGCAACAAGGGCGTGGCGTTTGGTTTGAACCACGTCATGCTGGCGCGCAAGGGCGAGCAGCTCGGTGGCGGGCGCAGCACTGCTGCTAGTGACTTTGGCTTGGCTGCGGCACCCGCCGCTGCTGGGGCTGGTGCTGGCGACATGGCTGGGGACGACGATTGGTAGGCAACCGAGTCCTGATCGGCGCGTACATCAGTCAGTCTGAGGCGCGCCGATTTGCTGCTCAAGCACGCCGACTGGGGTTAACTCGGTCGGCGTTGCTGCGTCTGCTGGTGCGTCAGCTGCTTGCGCAGCCTCCCGCGCCTGGCGCTCTATTAGCCGCGCCAGAGCCTCCTCCAGGCGCCCCACAGACTCATACAGAGGTCTGACCTTCCCGTGCTTCCAGCGCGACGCCTGGGCGGGCTGTATGCCAGCCTCGGCGCATACGTCTGACATCTTCAGCCCGTGGTAGCGGGCGCGCAGGGATAGGTCTGTTAGGGGGTTCATGGACAGAATTGTAGGCATTTACGTCAAATAACCCCACACTTTAGTAGGGCTTGACGGCTTTGACTTAAATAGGGCACAATTGGTTTCACCAACTAACCAAAACAGGAGTCTGAAATGAAAGCCACTTTTCCCAACCTCGCAGACAACATGGTCGTCACCGTTACCCCCGTCGAGCGCGGTTACGCCGTGACCCTGATTGACTGCGATTCGCAGAACATCGTCGCCACCCGTGTATACCCCAAAGACAAAGGGCCGCAGGCAATCGCCTACGCCCGCGAGTTAGCTTTTGGCAAGACCGACGCCGTCAGCGTCACACTCTAATTAACCGGGGCTACGGCCCCCGCA